TATAGTTGGAAGCGCTATTGATACAGTTAGCAAATATAATGCCTGGTGATTAGGCAGATTTTTTTTATTTATTTTTTTAATCACATAAGGAGGAAAAAGTGAAAACAATAATAACGGCGTTGGTAGGGATTATGTTTAGCTGTGCGTATATGCTGACTAACTTTAATTTATTTATTTATCTTGCGGTAATATCTTGTTTAACAGCTTTTGTTTTATTCATATTAAATGTAAGGAGGTTTAACCAATGGAGAAAATCATTGAAACGAGCAAAGGAAGTTTTAAAATCCGTGAATTAACTATTGAAGAAGGTTTAGGAATGGACCCAGCAATAAGTGAAAAAGATAGAACTTTTGACTTTGCAGTTAAATGTATTGAGCCAAAAATGACTATTGAAGAATTTAAGAAGATTGGATTTAGAGATGGGATTGCTCTTATAAATGCTGTAAATGAAGTTAATGGACTTACGGATTTTCAGAAGCCAGTGAAATAAGAAACGAAATATATTTCAGAATTGCCGAGTTTTTTCACTGGAATTTGAATGATATTAAAAAGATGAGTATATCAGAACTTGAAAGTTTAAAACGATATATGAACAAACGAAATAGAGAAAATAAAAGAAAAAGATGACAGACGCACAAGTAGAAATTCTTATAAAAGCCGTTGATGAGGCGAGTGCCAAGATAGACAAAGTACAAAAAAACGTAGAGAGTGCCAACAAGAAAATAGAAAAATCAAATGCTGGGGCAGTAGCTTCATGGGGTAAAACTATAAGCACTTTACAGACATTAGGAAATGTAGCAAACGGAATACATAATATTTTTGAGATACAAGAAGCAAGAACAAGAAACTTAGAGAACGCCACAGATAGATTAGAGAACGCAACATTAAGACTAAAAGATGCAAAATTAAGTTTAAAGAGAGCAACCGAAGATGTAGCAATTTCACAGAAACAAATACAATTAGACATGGATATTGCCAACAGAAAAAGGAAAGAGGCTATTAAAGTTTTAGAGGCACTTAAAAGAGCAGGAGATACAACTTCTGACAGATACTTAGAAACTATGGATATGGTTAGACAGCTTGATATTGATATTGCGAAAGGTAAGAATGATTTAGTAAGAATAAATGAGGACTTAAAATCAAAAGAAGAAGACGTAACTATTGCAACAAATAATCAGGAAAGGGCACAACGTTCTCTTGAAAAGACTATTGGTGATAATAGATGGGCACTTGTTAATATGGGAACTCAGGCTTTAAGCGTAGTAGCTTCAATAGGAACACTCACAACAGCAATGGGTGGATTTTCGGCAGTATTAGGTATTTTAACTGGTCCAGTAGGCTGGGTTACTTTGCTTGTAGCTGGACTTGTAGCTTTATCTGTATGGGTATGGAAAAACTGGGATACTATGTCTGGATTTACTAAATTCCTTTTGAGTGTATTTTTTCCACCACTTATGGCAGTTATAGGGCTTATAAAAGATTGGGATGAATATGTTCAAAGATTAAAAGATACTTGGAATTCATTTTGGGGAACTCTCAAAGATATTTATAACTGGATTAAAGATAATCTTATTGCGTTACTTGATAAAGTTAGTGGGGGTATTAGTGGAATAGCAAGTAAAGTTGGAGGTTCAATTAAAGCTGTAACTGGCAAAAAGAATGACTTTGTAATGCGACCCGGACAACCAGCAGTACCTTTTAGTTCAAGCGATACTTTAATAGGAGTTAAAAATCCAGGAAGTTTAGGCGGTGCGAGTATAACTATAACAGGAAATATATATGGAACAGACCCGGACGAAATAGCCGATGCCATAATGACTAAATTGAGGCACAAGATATCAATTTAAAATGATTTATACACTATTTACTTTAAATTGTTCAGGAATTTCAGATTTAGAAAATTTAAATGTTACGAATAGTACTGGAGATACGAGTAGTTCAAGTAATTTTAGCTGTTCGGTTAATAATGAATACGGAAGAAATAAGAATACTTTTAGCGTAGGCGATGAAGTAAAAATATATGCAAGTACAAATCCTTATTATCTAATGGACCCAGATGTCCAATGGCAGTTTAGTTTATCTGGAGAGGGTGTAAGCGGTGCCAATTCGATGAGTATAAATTCAGAGATTGGGCATTTAACAGCAATAGGTTATTCAGGAGTTTATTATGATGATGGCAAAATAGGAAGTGCATTACATGGAAAATCTGGCGGATATATGTTTATAGATAATAATTTATTGAATTTACCAGCAAAGACTTTTACAATAAGTCTATGGACTAAGAACGAAACTAACAACGTGGTAGAAGATTTAATGGCTTCAAGAACTAATGAAGATAAGTTTTTATTTAGATTATTAAACGGAAGTGTATTAAGAAGTTTTGATTATACTGGTGGTGGAACTCTTAAAAATTTAAGTATTCTTAATTTTCAAAGTGGTGTCTGGAACTATGTTTGTTATATAAGAGATGATTTAACAGCAACCCTTTATTATAATGGTTCTCAAGCCGGACAAACTACTACAATAAGCGGTATTTTGACACCTACAAACAATGACTGGTATTTTATGGCTGCGAATTTGAAGTCACTTTATTGGAAAAGTGGTTTAATAGACGATTTAAGATTTTATCACAGAGCAATAAGCACAGATGAAATGTTGGATATTTATAATAGTGGCTTAGGTACAGAAGATGTTAAAAATGATTATAAAATATTTAATGGAATTGTAGAAGATGTTAAATTTACAGGGAAAGGAATAAAAGAAAGAATTGATGTTACAGGTAGGGATTATTCAGCAAGAATGATGGACAGAACAGTCGAGCCAGAGGTTTATAACAATCTCCCAGCAGGTTCAATAGTTAAAGACATAATTAACAAATACTGCAACGAATTAAATACAGGTTCAGTTCAAGATGGAACAACAATCCAAAGAATAAGATTTAATCATACTCCAGTTTATGATGCAGTAAGCCAATTAGCAGACAATTCAAATTATATATTCTATGTTGATAAAGATAAATATCTTCACTTTGAGGATAGTTCTGAATTAACAAATAATGTAACACTCAATTCTGGAAATGTTTTAAATGGAGATTTTAAAGAGCAAAGAGATACTATATTTAATCAAGTATGGGTTTATGGCGATAGATATTTAGATGGATTTAAGGAAACTCTAACAGCAGGAAGTCCAGTTGGTGGAAGTGTATTTACTCTTTTATATAAACCTCATAATACGATTGTTACAGTCAGCGGGGCATTAATCCAGCCGGGTGGAATATTGGATATGCTTGTAGGTGGAGCAGGTGCAGGAAGTAATGTTAAATATTTAATTTCTTATGAAGATAGGCAGGTAATATTTACCTCTGGAACAAGTCAGGGTGCAAATATTCCAGCTTCTGGCAACTCGGTAGTAATTCAATATGATAGAGATTTGCCGATTGTTAAGGTTGGCGACGATGAAACAAGCAAGGCAGAATATGGCACAAGGGTAAAAGTAATTCAAGATAAGCAAATCAAAGACCCAAACACCGCAGAATTGATAATGACGACTGAATTAAATAATTTTGCAAGACCAACAATAGAAGGTAATTTACAACTAAAAGGAATTGTTAATTTGGATGTAGGAAAATCAGTAACAGTCAATCTGCCAAATAATAATGTAATTAATGAAGAATATGATGTAATCGAAACAAAATACGACTTCTCAAAATCAAATATATTAAATGATAGTATATTGAAAGTCAAGTTAAATGGGGATTTGCCTAAATTAGATGATAAATTAAAAGAGATTTTGCTCGATTTAAAGAAACTTAAAACCGCCGATATGTCTGATACGGATATACTTACAAGATACCAAAGAGCCACAGGTTCAATAGGAATTTATTCAAGTGGTTTAGAAGTATGGACACAAGGTATAGGTAGTTCATTTATATTAGGACATTGGGGAACTGGAAGTTATATAGACGGTGGCAGTACAATATATTGGGCAAGTGGCAATGGAGTATTAGGTTCAACTTTTAATGGACTTTATGACCCAGGATTATCGGCTTATTTCAAGTTAAACGAATGTGGTAGTGTAGTCACAGACTTAATTTCAGGAGTTTGGCTAAGTGGAGTTAGAATGTTAACGGGGGGCATCACATTCTCTTCAGGTCTTGCTCAAACTGGAAGTTGTATAGAATTAAGCGGATTATCATATTATAAAGGAGATGTAAACCAAACAGCATTATCCTTTACAACAGGTTCGCCTTTTTCAGTATCTGCATGGGTTAATGTTTTATCTGGTACTATTCAAGAAAATCAAAGTCAAGGTATATTTGGGATAGGTTCACCGCTTACTTGTAACTATGCACTTTATTTAAGCAGTGGCACTGACGGATTAAGACCGAAATTCACATTAAGAAGTGGCGGATTTGCTAATAGATTTACAACCGATGCTGGAGACCCATTAGAGTATGGCGTATGGCATAATTTAGTCGGAACTTATGATGGGGGCAGTTTTCTTTGGTTATACAGAAATGGCTCTTTAATAAAAAGTGGTTTGTTTCCAATCGGTTCTGAGGTTTATACTGGTGGAAATATCTATATTGGCGGACCCGCAGTTGGTGAAGGCGGGTTTGGTTCAGAAGTAATTTATAGAATAGACGAATGCAGAATTTATAGATATGCTCTTCCAGTTGGCTCAATAATGGAGATTTATAATAATCTAAATCCGGGAGAATATTCAAGTGGAGCAGTTAGCATATATTCAAATACACCACACTTTTTAGGAGATTGGAGGACAGGTAGCTCTTTGATTTATTCGGAGTGAAAGGAGGCAAAATGATAAATAACTATACAAAAGAGAGATTGGCTTTATTTCTGGGCGGTTCAACAGTAGAATATCCACAATATACTTTAATAGGTACTGGGAGTGCGACAGTCACTTCATCAAGCACAGAATTAACAACCCCGCAAGATAGACAAGCCCATACAAGCAGAACTTATCCATCAGCAAGAAAAGTTCAATATATAACCGATTGGACTTCATTAGAATTAAGTGGATTAAACATAAGTGAATTTGGTCAAATAGGAAGTGCAACAGGAACAACAGGAAGTTTGCTTAGCAAGGTAGTATTTCCAGCCATAACTTTCGATGGAACAAACGAATTAAGAATACAAGAAGTTTGGGAGGTATTTTAACTATATAGCTAATAAGTTAAGTTATTTAAGTATAGTTAAATAAAAATAAATATGACAGAAGGACAATTTCCAAAAGTAGACGGTGACATACTCTATGCAAGTGAAGTAAACAGAGCAATTAGTCTACAAGGAGTTGCATTTAGAAATAATTTTTATGCTTATTCAGGTTTGCCTTCAACTCATAAAACAAAAAATATATTTAATACTTTTGGAATGCCCACTGGCGGTAGTGCAAATGCTTTTAATATAACCTCGGGTGCAGATACTGCTTTTTTCCCTTCCGTTATAATGCCAAATCCAAACTTAATTTCAGATGGAAGTATGGTACTTATAGATGATTTTACTTCATTAAATACTGGTTCGTGGACGCTAACTGGAAGTCCTGCGATAGTAAGCGGAAAATTAACTATTTATAGTGGCACTGGAGTAGAGAGTACATTTACAAAAAATATTAGAGCAGGAATGCTTAGAGTAAATTTTCTTCAAGGAGCAAACCCAGGTTTTGGGACTTTACAAATATGGTTCACTGGAGCAGGTGGTTCTATTTTGGTGAGCGAGTTTCCACAATCAGAATGGGATAGTAATGCTGTTTATGATATATTATTAACCCCAGAATATGCTTTAACATTGGCATCCGGAAATCCAAGAATGGGGGCAGTCGGCGGTAGAGGATTATATCGAGCCTGGAACCATACTCTAACAGGAAGCGATTTTAAAATAAAATTCTATGGAAATACCTTCGAAGGACATTATTATATTGATAGCTTGTATTTTTATAATTTAACTTCTGGAGCAGGTTTAAATGGTTCTTATTTACCTGTTACTGGTTCTATGGTTGGTTCTACAACGAATATAATGCCTTTGGCCAATGTATACGGAGAAAATGGAAGTTTTTACATATCCACAAATAGCGGTACTTCTTGGACACAAACAAAAGATTTAAGTTTTGCATCCACTAATGGAGGAAGTTTTGTTAAATTTATGTTTTGTGTATCTGGGGGTTCAACAACCCAATTTATAACAAAAAACTATGGTGCAATATATAACCTATAATGGAAGAAGAATTAGACAACGATGAAGCAGAATTAAACAATATTATAGCTGGAGATAGCCAATTTCATTTATTAAGAATTTATAAAAACATGAAAAGAATAGCCAACTTTTCAAGAAATGTTGATAATAAATTAAATAATATCAAAGTTGTATTGAGTGGCTTAAATAATCGTTTGGAGGCTTTAGAGAATGTTTAAAGTCGGGCAAGTAATAAATTTTAGAAATCAAAGAAGTTTAGTAGGTAAATTGATTACTTATTATAATAAATTAATGTTCAAAGAAGAAGGCTGGACACATTCGGCAATAATAGGAGCAGTAGAAAGAAAAGTTTTAGTCTATGAAGCAATATCAAACGGCTTTACAAAGTCAGAATATAACCCAGAAGAACTAAACGAAAGATTAGAAAAAGGCGAAATATGTTTAGGCGAAAGCAAAAGACTATTAACAAATGTTAAGAAAACTTGTGATAAGTACTTAGGTACACCATACGGATTTTTTGATTTGATTAAGATAGCTTCTGTATTGGTTTTCGGAAGATATGTAACTAAGATAAGTGGAGCAAAGAAACTAATTTGTTCAGAAGCAGTAAGTAGAATTTTATATGAGTGTTCAGACAAACATATTCAATTAGGTTATAACCCAGAAAACCCAGAAGAAAAAGATAAAAGCGAATTTAAAATACCTTTTGACCTAATAAGTCCGACACACTTAACAAGGAGTAAATATCTAAAATGGACATACAAATAGAAGATTTTAAGAAACTGAATAACTCACAGCAACACGTAGTTTTATATAATAATTTAAACAATTTGAAAGTCTGTATAGAAGGATATAGGTTTAATCAGAAACTACAATACTTCTGGTTAGGTGTTTTAACATTGGCAATAGGCGGAACAGAATTATTTAAAATAATGATATAATGGCAGAGCAAATAATTGATGGAAATGGAAGCGGATATTTTATGGCAGTAAACCCAGACGGAAGTATAAACTCGGTTCTTAAAGGTTCAGGTGGTTATGTTTATCAAGATAAATCAAGTTCAGCAATTCCAAGTATAGATTATCCTCATCACGAATTACACGATGGAAACCATTTCTTTATACAAGGATTTTCAATAGTTAATTCAGGCGGTTGCACTTGCTTTGGAACTACAACTCAAAATGGCTCTAAATGGGTTCATATGTTATTTAATGTTAATTCTACACAAGTTACAGAATTTAATATTTTTGAAGGGGCAACTCTTTCTGGGGCAATAAGTGTAACTCCAATTAATTCAAATAGAAATGCAAACAAAATAAGCATATTAAGTATAACTTATAATCCGGTAGTAAGCGGTGGAACTCCGACAAGTGGAACTAAAATCTTTTCATCAAGGTTCGGAGTAAGTGGAGGAACAGTAGGACAACCATTAAGAGGGCAAGGTGGAACCAGAGCAGAAAACGAAATAATCTTGAAATCCGGAACAACTTATTTATGGGAGATAATCAGTTTAAGTCCACTCAATTTAATTGATTACGAAGGAAATTGGTACGAACATACCGATAGGATAAAACAATTCTAATGACACTCTATATTAATCTTATAAACTCCGAACCTAATATAAATACTTTATTTATTAAAGAGAATGGTTTAAACACAAACGCAAAGCCAGAAGATTTTGAACAAGTAGAGTTAATTAGTTCAGGAGAATTTGACGAAATGATAGCTTGTAATAATAACGAAAAACCCAGAAAGTTTATTGGACTATGGAAAACATAAATTTAAAAGGTTTAAAAACATACTAAAAACATGGAAAAGCACTCAAATTCATTGAAAGGAGGGCACAAAAAAATGGAAAATTCAGGATTGCTGGCCACAATACTCGTATTGTCTATTGTATCACTTTGTTTGACAGGTTATGTCTTGTTAAACCAGAGTGAGCCACAAATAGTTCAGGTAGAAAAGCCAGTTATTGTACAAACACCATACAACGATACTGCAATTAAAGCAGATATTTTGGCTATTTCCAATAAAATATCCGAAGAGGATAATTGGGAAAATGACGCAAAAGATTTAGCTTTGAAAGAGATTAAAGATGACGAATATGAAGATTTGTTTGATTATCTTGTATCTCAAAACGTATCAATCGTTGACAAGGAAGATATAAGTTCTGTTATTGTAAAAGATAGCGAAGTAACTTCTGATGTTGATGATAAAGACGCAGATGTCGAGTATGAGTTGAAAGTTTACTACGAAGATGCAGACGGAAACGATTTGAAAGTTTACGTAGACGCAGAGGTTGTTATTGAAGACAACGAAGTAGAAGAACTTATATATACATTGGCTTAAAGCTAATAAATAGTTTATTTATTTTTTTATTTTCGATAGGTTTAAATAGTTAATTTATTTATAATTTAAAAGGGATTTAGGGGACGCCCGTCATCCCAGAAACATTTATATATTCTAATATATTATTAAAATAGCACTTGCTAAGTTGGTAGAGATGCGCTGTGCGCTCAATGACCTCAATGCTGAAATGCTAAACAAGAAAAAAAATGGATTAGGTGCAAATCCGGGTGAACAACATATAGCCACAAGCTTAACGACATATCAATAAAAGAACGATATTAATGCGATAGAAGCCAAGTGGAAACGCAAGGTGGACAAGTTATTATCGGGGTTTATTGAGGCAGTTCGGTATGGTTTATCCAGTTGCTGTAACTTTGCAGAAAAGGCGTGAGCGGTTAAACAAAAAAAAGTTTTTTCCAAATCACTCGCCAGAAGGGAACAAAGTTCAGCGGGTGGTCTGCGAGTAAGTGGGGAAAAGCGAAGCGTGGGCTTGGCTAAAGGATATTGGCTAAATAATAAAATTTATAAACTCTAATAATCTATATTTATTATGAAAACAATAAGATTAACAAAAGGAAAGAAAGTTCATACAGAAGAAGAAAGATTAAGATGTATGGATTGGGCGAGACAAGAAGGCAGAGCCGAAGCTCTCAAAGAGTTCAAGAAGTTTTTAGACGAGGAAAACATAAAAATATCAGACAGCTATTTTGGAGAGAGATGTGAGAAGTGTGGAACACACATAGAAAACATTATTCATCACTGGATAGACCAATTCTATAAGAGTTTGAAATTATTTGCAGAGGAGTTTGAGAAACAACTCGGAGGCACTCAAAATGTTTGAAGATAGGGATATTCCTGAATTAATAGCTCTGGGATTAGTGATATTCTTAGGGGGAATTGTAGTCTTGTGTATTCTCCTTATTGCTTTAAGTTTGATAATCTCTTGTTTTCCAGTAATGATGTGGGAGACAAATCACGGAGAACACACAGGATTAATCACAGCTTCAGACAAAGAGGGTTTAATTTGGAAAACATGGACTATCTATTTCAAGACAGATGCTCAAAGCTCACAAGAGGATAGGTATTGTTTAATTGATGAGAGTTTGCTTGAAAAGATAAGAGATGCTCAAGAGAAAAAGCAACAGGTAACAATAGTATACGAGAACTATGCCATTGTTGGTTTTCCTCTATGTTCAGGTGGAGACATAATCACAGATGTTAAACAACTCGGAGACACGAAATGACAAAAACAAAAGAAGAAATACTGAAGATGAGCAAATCAGAACTTTTAGACTATAAATGGAGTAATGATTTGGATAGTAAAAAAGAGAATTCTAATTGTTCTCATTGTTTTGATTGTTCTTATTGTTCTAATTGTTCTATTTGTTCTGATTGTTTTGATTGTTCTGATTGTTCTAATTGTTTTGATTGTTCTGATTGTTCTCATTGTTCTAATTGTTCTTATTGTAGAAATCTAAAAGACAAAAGAAACGGATATTGGATATGCAATGTTAAGGTTACAAAAGAAGAGTATGAGGAGAAGATGAAAGAACTCGGAGGCGAGAAGAAATGAATAAAATTATGTCAGAAATATTAAAAAAGATTGGTTTGAATATTAGTGAGGGCTATTTAGCTGGTGGTAAAGAAAATCTTGGTTATTCTTGGAGGGTAAAATGATAGCAAGTAATCAAAGAGGAAGGATATGTGAGATATGCAATAATCCAATTAAGAATGAAGGATTTTTCCGTAGAATGTTTTTTCCATTAAAAGACCACGAAAGAGGAATACGCTCAGCAGTATTAAAAGTAATGGGCAGACAAAATTACTGGGTTCATAAATTATGTTTTTGGAATTTATGTCGTAATGTAATTCCGAAGGATAAAACAAAAAAGAAAGCCAGAAAAGTTCTTAATAATATGTTTTTAGATGAATATAAAATAATGAAAGTTCAAGGAGAAATTTAAAGGAGCAAAGCGAATGAAAACAACAAAACTTGAAGATTTATGTTATTTAGACCAATTTGGAGAAATTTGCATTAAAGACAATAAAGAAGTAGTCATTCACACAGGCGGACAGAAGATAGCAATAAATAAATTATTTGGACCAACATGTATTAAACCAATAGTTATATGTTTTGAAGGAAATGATTGGAATGTTAGAAATGTTGCCAACAGATTAAGAAAACAGATAAGAGAGAAATAACTCAGAGGCACGAAATGAAACAAATTTGTCTATATTGCCAGAAAGAATTTGAAACCGAAAATTTTAGAGTAAGAAGTTGTAGTCAAGAATGTAGAAAAAATCATTATAAAGAATATCAAAGAAATTATTTCAAACAGCCCAAATGGGTAGAATATATGAGAATAAAGAATAGGGAAAAAGCAAGAATAAACAGAAAAGACCCTAAAAAATATAAAAAGATGCTTGAAGCCAGTAAAATATGGAGAAGTAAAAATCCAGATTATTATAATATATATAAGTTAAATGTATTAACTAATAAATAATAACATTATAATATTACAGAATAGAAAGATTTAAATACCCTTTATATTTATATATATTATCCCGAAAGGGAAGGAGATAAACAAAATGAACTTAGAAAAACTAAACAAGCAACTAATTAAATTAAATATAATTTCTGAGCCAGAAACAGCCCAAGAAATAGTAGACAACTGCGAGGAGGTTTACAATGAAATGCCAAATTTGTAAACACGAATTTCCAGAAGAATTTGGGGGCTATCTTTGCCCAAGATGTGATGACTTGCAACTTGATGTAAGAGATATGCAAGAAGAAATGAACCGGGAGGTGGACGATGGAGAATGAAACCCCAATAATTCAGCAATCCGAAAGCGTAGAAATAACCCGAAACACAAAAGGTTATAATTACGTAGTCAAGGTTTTAAATTTAGATTTAATCAGACTAAAAGAAATTACGGATAAATTAGAAATATTATATCCAAAGGAGTTAAAATGAAATGTCCAGTTTGCGGAACTACGAGTAAAAAGAAGATAAGAAAGAACGAGAAAGGAATAGCATGTGTATGCGGATATTTAAATTTAAATGAGGTGAAAAATGAAAACGGAGAATTTAAACGAAGTACAGCTTAAACAAATCATCAAAGAATGCAACGATAGATTAAGGGAAATCTATAAAATAAAGCATTTAGGTCAGATGTATTGTATAGGCAGTACTTACAAAGACAAAGAATTAAGCGTCTGGGAGTGTTCGTTGTGTGGATGGAGAAATACTGAAAACCTTTGTTTAAATAAAGAATGTCCAAATTCAAGGAGAAAACATGAACATAATTGAAGAACCACCAAAGGAATTTAATTACAAAAATGTAATTTACTGGGAACCAGAGAGTAGAAGATTAGTCAGACTAAGTAAACTCGGAGATAAACAAGTTGCCACTTTACTGCATAAAGCTCAGTTATTTTTAGAATTAGAGTGTATCAAGAAGTCTGGACCAAATGAATATTTATGTCTACCGATTAAAGGATATAACAAAACAACTTACAAAATAGAGTTTAAAGATAACGAATGGATTTGTAATTGTCAAGGTTATAATTCAAAACTAAAAAGCGGAGAATATGCAAATTGTAGTCATATAATTGCAGTTAAACAATGGAGGTTTATTAAAGAACATGAAGATTAAAACAAAAAACGGGGGTCCAACGGATTGGTATAAGCTAATAGGGGTCCAACTCCCCTCACCCCCTCTAACTCAGAAAAATCTTGGGGGAGGTTAAAAATGACTTTCAAAAGGTATTGCAAAGGATGTGAAAGATTATTTTTACCAGCTACGAAATATCAAAGGTTTTGTGATATTTGCATATATAATAGAAGATATATAACAAGACATAATACGGCAATTTGCGGGAGGGCACCCAAGGTTCTTGAAAGCAAAGCAGTATAATCGCCGTATAGTTTATCTCCAAATATTCTAAAAGGTTATACTGCAGCCACAATTAAATATGGAAAAAATAGGATACATATCTGACAAAAAAATGAAGGAAGGCACAAACGCCGAAACTGGAAAAGACTGGAAGATGATGTCTTTTAAGGTGGATGGAGTTGGTCTTTCAACCTTTAACGCCGATTTGTTTACTTTTAATGAGGGCGATAAGGTAAGAGTAGTTTATGAAAAGGATGGGAAATACAATAAACTACAAGATATGCAGAAGTCAGATGGTTCATTTGTTTCTGCGTCTGAAATGGATACAGGCAGAGATAGAAGGATTGTCAGGCAAAACTGCAACGAAAGAGCCATTGAGTTTGTTACTCTCATGGCTAATAAATTTCCCGACAAATTAAATGAAGTACTCAAAGCAAATGGGGAAAACCTAATGAACTTGGTAGACACCATTTCGGCACACTTTGAGGAAAAAGTATTCAGATGATTTGTAAAAGTCTGAAAGTGGGGGAGCACGAGGTGTTCCTCTACTCAGACGGAAGAATAATCTGCACTTGTCCGCATGGTAGCTTATACCCAGACGCATGGAATAAAGGCGAGAATGTTTGTAAACATATTAAGGAGGCAATAAAAGAATGGAAAAAATCATAGTCAGGGCAAGGCAAGGCACGGCGGGGCAAGGAGTTTGCGGTAATCTTAAACCGCAATCATAATGTATGGAAAAGAATGGAAGAAGATAAAAGAGAAGCATAAGGAAACTTGCTTTATTTGTGGAACTGCTGAAAATCTGCATCTACATCATAAGATAAGATACAAAAAAGGCGGAACAAACGAAGATAGTAATCTAATAGTTTTATGTAATAAGCACCACGCTAAATTTCATACTTTGGAGAATTTTTATATAAATAATCACGCCAGAATAACGCCAGAAAGGATATTAAATCAATTAAAAGAAAAAAATAAACTTTATAAATAATTAAGTTATGTATTTATATGGAACATTTAATAGAAGTAGTTTATGTTAAGGATATTAAAGACATTAGAAAGTTTAATTTTGTTGTGAATACTGGGAATTATATTCTCGTAAAGGAAAGGCTCAAACACGATTATATAAGATTAGTCAATCATTTAAAAAAGTTAAAAGAAAAGGGTTTAATCACAACAATCTTTCAGCCAAAGAATAAGAAGATGCAGGACCATTTAGATTTAATAGTTAATTCAAAAAGAACAATCAAAAAAGCAATTAAAAAAATAAATAGTTTATTTAATTAAATTTATAAAGATGGTTACTATATAGTTTCATGGGTAAATTAAGAACAATCGCTTATGAAAAGAGTGGCAAAGAGTTAAAAGGATTGGCAATACCAAACGATATTGCAGAATTTTTCCCAGAAGTTTCTTTTAAATATGAAGTCATTAAGATAGGCACAAGATACGGAATATTTTGCGAGAGTGGTTGTTTATTCAAACCGACAAAAGAGGAGATTGAAAATTATGCCTACACCTAAAGTTATTACTATTTTATCTGATAGTTGTTTTATTCCAACTGGGTATAGGAACCAAAGTTTGATGTTGGCTCAATACTTAACAGAGAGAGGATACGAGGTGCATTTTCTGGGCAATGCTTATAATGGAATGACAATAAAAAATGCTGAATTGTTTGATGGAACAAAAATAAACTTTAAAGTCTATGGCGAAATGATACACTCTTATTTTATGAATACTCTGTCCGAACATTTAAAGAAAACTAAAACAGATATTTTATTTATTCTGTTAGATACCTTTATGCTTTATCCAAGATTATTAGAAATAGATTTAAGCCCGGCTAAAAGTGTGTTTTGGTTTCCATCAGACGGAGGAAACGGGTTACCGAATAACTGCGAACAAATATTAAAGAAAGTAGATTGTCCAGTGGCTATGGCTAAATTCGGACAGAAACAAGTTAAAGATTATCACAATTTAAATGTAAGGCATATTCCACACGGATTAAACATAAACCTATTCAGAAAATTAAGCGAAGAAGAACGAAATAGATTAAGAGCCAAATGGGGTTTAACGGACAAATTTGTTGTTGGAGTAGTTGCACGAAATCAGCCAAGAAAAATGTTAGACAGAACTTTTAAGAGTTTTGCCTTAATGAAAGACAAAATACCAAACGCAGTTTTATTTTTACACTTAGACCCTAACGACCCAGCTGGACAGACTTTCAATATGGGTAAAATGATACAGAGATATAATTTAGAGAATAGAGTATTTTTTTCTGGAATGCGATGTCATGAAGGGTTCGGACAAGCAGAAATGAACGATGTTTATAATTTAATGGATATATTCTTTTTATCTACAAGTGGAGAAGGTTTTGGTATTCCAATAATAGAGGCAATGAAATGTGGAGTACCTGTTTTAGCAACACAATATACTACTACGCCAGAATTAGTTGAGGAGAACCAAGCAGGATTAGGTATAAAATTAGCAGGTTGCGAAGAAGTAAATTATAAAGACTTTTTCATAATGAACTCAAAGGAATACGATTTAAAGATTATAAATGGTACTTTAATGGGCAGTTGGGAAGTAGAAAGGGGCTTATGTGAAATAACTGATGCTGCGAATAAGATAGTATTTCTGGCTAATAATCCAGAGATTAGAAAAGTAATGGGCGAAAACGGAATTAAAGCAGTAACAGAAAAATATGACTTTCAGAAAGTAGCACAGCAATTTGAAAATCTATTTAATGAACTATGCTCTACTTAATAAACCCAAACGAGAGAAGAATTTTAGACAACGCAGGTGATAGAATACCTCTTGGATTGTGTAGTATTTCTGAATATATGAAAAACAGAGGATATAAAGTAAAAATATGGGATATGAACCACGAAAGCGATTTAGACTTAATGAGGCAATTTCATAAAGACAAACCAGACGCAGTAGGAGTTAGTTGTTATACGAGTGCGATTTATCCAGAAGCAGTAGCATACGGAAAAGCATTTAGAGGTAAAACAAAAACCATTGTAGGTGGTTATCATGCGAGTGCAATGCCTTTAAGTTTAACAGACCATTTTGATAGTGTAGTTTGTGGAGAAGGCGAACAAGGATTTAACATAGCATTAAGCCATAATGGTTTAATACACGCACCACCAGTAAGTTTAGATAAATTAACTTTAAAGACAGATTTGGATTTAAGTAGGTATGGTATAGCGGGGCAACAAGGAACTATCTTAACAAGTAGGGGATGCCCATATAATTGTGCATTTTGCTTTAATCTATCAAGAAAAGTAAGAAATTATGATATGGGTGAAGTTAAAAAACAATTAAATACATTAAAAGGAAAATTCAAATCAGTTTATTTTCTTGATGATGTATTTACTCTCGACCGAGAAAGAATGAAAGAAATAACAGATTTTTGTAGGGAAATAGATTTACCTTTTAGATGCACAACAAGAGCAAATCTAATAGACAAAGACAAAATAAATATATTGGCTAATAACGGATGTGAATGTTTAAGCATGGGTATAGAAAGCGGAGATGACGAGATATTAGCCAGAAGCAATAAGAAAATGAATGTTTATGATAATATCAATGCAGTTGAGATGGCTCATAATTGGGGAATACCTGTAAAAGGATTTTTTATAATTGGTTTGCCGGGTGAAAGTGAAGTAACCGCCAGAAGAACGATAAGATTAGCACAAGATTTAAGCAAGTGGGGATTAAAACAAGCAGACTTTTATTATTTGACACCATTTCCGGGAACACCGATTTGGAACAATCCAGATAAATATGGTATTAAAATAAAAGACAAAGATTATACAAAATATTTAGAAGCAGGTAAAACCGCAAGATGTGTTATAGATACAGAGCATCTAACATCTAAAAGAATAGAAGATTTAGTAAAAGAAGCGAGGGCAACATGGAAAAATTGAAAAGAAAAAGACCAAGTAGATGTACGGGTGGAGAAAACTTCTGTGAGGAATGTAGCAAAGGTTTCTATGTTACTTTTAAAAGAATAAACAAGGCAAGGTTTTGTTCTATGAATTGTTATCATACTAACAGAAGAAAAAATAATCCTCTCATTGGATTTAAACATTCGGAGATAAGCAAAGAACATTATAGAAATAAGATATTCACTAAAACACATAGAGAAAATCTTAGTAGGGCTGCAAAGAATAGAATAGTATCTGATAAAACTAAAGAAAAGATTAGAAAAAACACTATTAAACAGCATTTAAATGGATTATTCCCCCAGACAAATACCATAATTGAAAGAATGATGGAAAAGGAAATGATTGCCCAAGGAATTTTATTTAAACACCCATTTCCATTTGGAAGATTTGTTTGTGATTTTGCTATCCCAGAATGTAAATTAATTGTTGAATGTGATGGAGACTATTGGCACAATAGAGAAGACATAAAGAAAAAGGATAAAGCGAAAAATACTTATCTAAAAGTTTCTGGTTGGAGGATATTAAGATTTTGGGAGCATGAGATAAAAGCAGATGTTGTAAAGTGCGTTAACACTATTAAGGAGACAATATGCAACAATTAATTACTTGTGTTATGGGTGATAATTGTAGTAACTTTTTAGATATGTGTTTTAGTTCTGTATTAAATTCTGAAAAGATTGTTTTTTGTTGGGGGGAAGAAGATAATAAAACAATGGAAAAATACAAAGAATGGAAATTAAAATATCCAAATAAATTTGAATTAATTAGTTTGAAATATAATAAGGAAGATAAAAGACAAAATGGTATTACCAGAAACTTTTATTTAAACTATTTAAAAACAAATTACCCTAATGACTGGGTTTTATGCCTTGATGCTGATGAGGTGGTAGAAGACTATGATAAACTACGAAACTTCGTAAATAACGCACCAGAAGGGGTTTATAGCGTTTCTATGAGGCATTTTATAGGGGATTTAGGGCACGAAGACGCTACAAACAAAGAACATTATGTATTAAATAGATTATTCAAGATAAGCGAAGCAGACAAATACCCAGAAGTAGAACACCCAGTTTTAATTCCAAAAGATTTAAACAAACAATATCAAACCAAAGCAACGACTATCTGGCACTTATCTTATATACCTAATCTATTTGAATTTAAAAAGAAATACGAAAACCATTTAGCTAAATCTAATATGCATACTCCGGCTTATTTAATGAACTGGTATTATTCTCATTTGTTCGGAACTTATCCTAAAAGCCAAGTAAATCCTATTGATATTCCTGAAACGATATTAAATCATTTCGGAGTAGATAAAGATTTATTTTATTTTCAAAATAGACAATTAGAGATTAAACACTTTATAATGAGCCGACAATGGCTAAACGGATTTTATGAATATGTAGAATGCCCAAGAGATTACAAGCCAAGAGTATTAGATTTAGGGTGTGGGTTCGGTGTTTATGGCTTTCCGATTAAAGATGAAGTCAATTATAAAGGAATAGAATTAAGCAAATATGCCTGTCAAACAAACCCTTATCAAATGAATATTCAGCAAGGTAATATTTTAGACCACGAAGCAAACGGAGAAGATATTATTTTAATGATTGATGTATTAGAGCATTTAACTGAGCAAGAATTAGATAAAGTATTAATAAACTTTAAAAACCCCAACACCTATTATATAGTAAGCATTCCATTCGAAGGCGATGAAAACTTATACAAAGATAAAACCCATAAGATTTTCAAGAACAAAGAATGGTGGCTTAAAAAATTAGGTGAAATAATGGAAATAAAACAAACTCCAAACTGGCTATTTTCTAATCAAATTATAGTAGGTGTAGGCAAATGATTTCAATAAGAATGTATGACGGAAAATGGAGAATTTTAATAAACGAAGAATTTGAATTTGAATGTTTAAACACTTTGAAGGATGAATTAAATGATTTACTTAGATTAAAAGATATATACGGGAGAATAAGATGAACTGGTGGTTTTTTACAATTATAATGTTAGGAATTTTAGGAGTTATAATTAATATTGTAAAACACGGAGAAACAAGAGAATATAATGCTTATACCCCATTTATAGCCTTTGTTTTAGAAATTGTATGTATTTATTTTGCGATAAGTGGTGGATTTTAATGAGAAAATACTTGCCGACGATTAGTGAGTTAATAGATAGATTAAGTATAGTTACACTCAAATCAATAAAACTCTCTGAAAACAAAGAAGCCTATGAAAAGGAAGCCCAAGAAATAATAAGTGATATTTCAGAGATATTAAAAGAAAAGAAAATTAAAAACTTCGGACAATTTATAAGAGCAGTTCAAGTAAATGCTATTTCTAATGAGATAATCTGGCAGAACGAATTTAAAGCAAGACAAGGCGGAACAGAACAAGATAGTTTATTAAAATTCACGCATTCAGTCAACGGAGTAAGAAACTTAGCTAAGAATGTTATAAGTAACGAATTAGGCGAAAGAATAGACTTGAAAACAGATTGTTTGGCAGCAGATATTTGTAGAACTAAAGGTTATAATTTTGAGGGAATACTATGAACGAAGTAAGATGTTATATGAACTTAGAAGAAGTAAAGAACTTTATGGATAAATACCGGGCTTCTTATCCAAATAGAAAAGTAGCCACAACAAATGGTTGTTTCGATGTTTTACATTACGGACATTTAAAAGGTTTTGAGTTAGCTAAACAAAATGCGGATATTCTATTAGTTGGAATTAATTCAGACGATTATATAAAACAATTCAAAGGAAGAACACCAGTACATAATGAAATACAAAGAGCATATAATCTCGGAAAATTAAGAGATGTCAATGGGGTAGTTCTATTTACTCAAGATACACCAGAACAATTTTTAAGAGCAGTTAAACCAAACTTACATTTAAAGAGTAAAGCTGGTTATAAAGGAATAGAAGGCGAAATACTAAAAGAATGGAATGGCGAATTAATCTTAATGGACGATTTACCAGGGTTTAGTTCAAGTAGATTAATAGCAAGTGATAAAGATGTTTATAGGATGTGTTTTGATGATGAAAGCGGATGATTTAATAAAGTTTGAGGAAAAAGTAGTAACTGAATATAAGAAAGGGTTTACTTACGGACCAGTTCATTTATCGGGTGGAAACGAAGAACAATTAATTAAAATATTCAAAGACATAAAAAGAAATGACTGGGTATTCTCTACACATAGAAGTCATTATCACGCATTATTAAAAAGTAAAGATAAAGAATGGTTAATGAATGAAATAATTAAAAAAGCAAATTCAAGCCATATAAATTCAAGAAAATATAAAATATTCACAAGTGCAATAGTAGGAGGAATAATCCCAATAGCATTAGGAGTAGCTTATTCAATCAAATTAAAGAAACAAAAAAGTAAAGTATATTGCTTTGTAGGAGATATGGCCAGTGAGATGGGCTGTTTCAATGAAGCAGTAAAATATGCGATTAACTTTGATTTGCCGATTATTTTTGTAATAGAAGATAACGGGCTTGGCTGTAATTCACCAACAGAAATAGTCTGGGGCAATAAGTTATATTATAAATCAGATAAAGTAATCTATTACAGATATGTTAGAAAATATCCTCATTATGGGGTAGGCGAATTTATCAAATTGCAAAATAAACTAAAAACAGAAGGTGATTACAATGTCTTCAAGTGATTATCAAAAATCAATTAAAGAGAGTATGGAAATGCTTGGTAAAAACAAAGAAGTTATATTTTTAGGGCAAACAACAGAATATCCCGGTAGCCCAATGTTCAAAAGTTTAGAGAAAGTCAAGCCAAACAAGAAGAAAGAAATGCCTGTATTTGAAGATACACAATTAGGTATGAGTATTGGATTAGCTTTAAACGGATTTATCCCAGTGAGTATATTTCCGAGAATTGACTTTTTGATTTGTGCGACTAACCAATTAGTTAATCATTTAGATAAAGTTGAAGAAATGAGTAATGGGGAATTCTGTCCGGGTGTAATAATTAGAACTCAAATAGGCAATAAAAAACCATTATATCCGGGGGCACAACATTGCGGAGATTATACAAGAGGATTGAAAAGTATGCTCAAACATATTTTAGTATTAAGCCCTAAAACGCCAGAAGAAGTTAAATTAAATTATTTAGAAGCGTTTGAAAGAGCCAAAAACGGATTAAGTACTTTAATAATAGAAAAACCGACAGGGGTATTCAAATGAATAAACAAACACAGGGAAAGAAAAACAGAGCGAATGGTAAAAAATTTGAATTAGCAGTAAGAAAGATGCTTGAAAATTGTGGCTGGATAGTAAGTAAATGGTGTAATAATGTAAAAGATAATAAATTAACTTCTGCAAAAGCACAATATAACCCATTCTTTAAGAGAATAGTTGGAGAAGGTTCTGGTTTTCCAGATTTTATTGTAATAGCTAATGAAGACTTAGAACAAGCAAATAAGTTTATACTCCCAAGAAATGTAGGCAGTTTAATAAAACCAAAAGATGGATATGACTATACCCAAATGTTTCATTTTAAATTAACACATATTGTTTTTGGGGTTGAATGTAAGATAAATGGAAGATTAGACAAAATAGAAAAAGAAAAATGTAAATGGCTTTTAGAAAATAAAATATTTAGTAAGATACTAATAGCAAAAAAACAAGGCAAAGAAATAATCTTCGAGGAGTTTGAATGAATATAAATATTCCAGATTTGCCGGGCGGGGAGTATACAACTGCAGAATTAGTTGCCCTTATTTTAGTAGAATTAAAAAAATTAAATAGGTTAATACAAGATATTAAGGAGTAAACCAAATGATAAAAACAAAATTCAAAACCAATATTGTCCACAAAGCAGACGCAACACCAAAAGGAGTTTATTATGCTTGTATTCATGCAATTGGGGATTTATCAACAGAACAACTTATCCAGAAAACTAATTGGAGAGGAAAGAAAATTACATGCAAAAATTGTAGAAAGAGGTATTTATATAAACAAACATGGTAATGAAAACAAAAGAAAAAAAGATTAAACCATTTATAATTAAAACAAAATGGTATAACCCTAATTGGAAATTTCCATCCAGTGAATATATTGAAGGATATGTTGAGGGGCAAGCCGATTTGATGAGAGAAATATTTACTTTTGTAATCCCAGTAATCTCTTTTGCTATTGCAATAACAGGACTTATAGCTTATGCAATTTGGAGGTTAATATGAAAGGCGTAAAAGTTTGTAAAGCTAATGTAGTCAATGAAGACGAAAGAAGAAAACTCGTAGAACTAATGAACGGGCAATTCGATGGCAAAAACATTAAGATATTAGAAGTCAAAGAGGATAGTTATTTAGGTGGTAAAAGTGGGCATTGGCATTTGTACGAAGAATGTATGTATGTAATGAAAGGCAAAGTCTGGGATTATGTTATGGAGAATGTTTTTACTGGCGAAAAAGAAACATTTGAATTAGGCGAAGGAGATATTGTGTTTAGAAGTGCTGGAATAATCCACGGGGGAATGTTTAGTAAAGGTTCAATTATAGTGGATATAGCTGGTGCTACTTATTTAAGCGGAGATTATAATGATTGCCCTCGCGAATTAACAAAAATATGAAATTTACAGAAGAACATAAACAAAAAATATCAGAAGCATTAAAAAATAGAAAATTTAGTGATAACCACAAAATGAATATATCTAAATCACTAAAAGGTAGACCATCAAAGAATAAAGGAAAAATAATTCCAAAAATATCTGAAAATAATAAACAAAGATGGGGTAATCCAGAATATAAGAAAAGAGTTTCAAATAGTATGAGAAAACCGAGAAATATTAAACACTCTGAAGAATGGAAGAAAAATCACTCTATTAGAATGCAAGGGAAGAATAATCCTAATTGGCATGGGGGGGTTGCATTAATTAATAAATATCAAAGAGTTAGTAAAGAGAATTTCTTATGGAGAAAAAGATGTTTAGAAAGAGACGATTTTACTTGTCAAGAATGTGGAGCATTAGGAAAATTAGAAGTACATCATATAAAGCCATTCGCAAAATATCCTGAATTGAGATTTGATATAAATAATGGCATTACATTATGTTTAGATTGTCATTGTAAGGTAGATAAAGCAAGATGGAACATTTTGACAAGGGAGAATACAAAATGATTAAAAAAAATAAACACGAGTATTATATTAAAAATCGTGAAAAGTTTTTGAAGAAGAATAAAGAGAATTATCAAAAAAATAAACAAAGATATAAAGATAATTCTAAAAAATGGAAAAAAGATAATAGATTGAGGTATAATGAATTAAACAGATTATGGCAAGAAAAAAGAACTATTGAAATATATAATTTATTAAATAATAAATGTTCAAGATGTGGATTTACAGATACAAGAGCATTACAAATACACCATAAAGACGAAAAATTATATAAAAGAGATTGGTTTAAATTAGATTTTGATTTAAGTAAAGTAGAACTATTATGTGCCAATTGTCATGCAATAAATCATTATGGAGAAATTAAATATGGTTAGGTCGTTAATAACGGGACCGGGATTTGTAGCTTCTCATTTAGCAGATTATTTATTAGAGAAAGGCGAAGAAGTTTATATAACTTATAGATGGACAGATAACCAAGATAGTTTCAAACACATAAAAGATAAAGTCAATTGGGTTTTAATGGACTTAAACGATTTATCTTCTTGTTTAAGAGTAATAGAAAAAATTAAACCAGATTATATATTTCATTTAGGAGCACAAAGTTATGTAAATGCAAGTTATGAATATCCTATTGAAACATTTAGAACAAACGGAGAAGGAACACTCAATCTATTAGAAGCAATCCGAATAAATAGGAAAGATGGATATGACCCAATTATTCACGTATGTTCAAGCAGTGAAGTTTATGGCTTAGTAACCGAAGATTTAATACCAATTAAAGAAACTTGTAGATTTAATCCGTCTAACCCATACGCAGTAAGTAAAGTTGCTGAGGATATGTTAGCTTTAATGTATTATACTAACTACGGACTTAAAACAATTAGAACAAGGTTTTTCACGCATACAGGACCAAGGAGAACAATGTTAAGTGCAGAAGTTAATTTCGCCAGACAAATAGCCTTAATAGAAAAAGGAAAACAAGAGCCAATAGTCAAACACGGAAATCTTAATTCAGTTAGAACATTTGCAGATGTAAGAGACGCAGTAAAAGGATATTATATCTTATCAAGGAAAGGTATTCCGGGCGAAGTCTATAATATAGGTGGAGATTATCATTGTTCAATAGGTGAAATGCTGGATATTTTAATAAGTTTAAGCACAAAAGATAAAATAATAAAACAACAAGACCCTAATTTAATGAGACCTTATGATGTAACCTTACAAATACCCGATTGTAGTAAGTTTAAAGAATTGGGCTGGAAACCTGAAATACCATTAGTCAAAACATTAACAGATTTATTAAACTTTTGGAGAGAAAATGTCTAAAATTTTAGTCACGGGTGGAGAGGGCTTAATCGGGACAGAGTTAGTAAAACTTTTAGAAAAAGACAACGAAGTATTTATTTTAGATTTAAAGAATGGCGATGACATAACAGATTATAAGACTTGCTTAAAGTATTGTCAAGGAATGGACGAAGTTTACCATGTTTTCGGGATTAAAGGTTCTCCTAAACGAACAAAAGAAAAACCAGCCGAATTTATGATACCTATGCTACAAGGCGATACAAATATGATTAGAGCAAGTCAAGAATGTAAAGTAAAGAAATTCCTTTATACAAGTAGCATCGCAGTATTATTTCCAGAAAGTGATTTTTATCCTGCTTGGGCTAAACAAACAGCCGAACATTTAATTAAAGCAATTCAAATACAAGGCACTGAAACTAAATTCTGTATAGTCAGACCAGCAAATGTTTATGGAAAAGAAAGTTTAGAAGGCGAAAGAATGGTTATAAGTAATTTATTAAAGAAAGCAAAAGAAGATGAACAAATAGAAGTATGGGGCGATGGAACACAAGAACGAGATTTTATACACGCAAGAGATGTAGCCAGAATAATGATTGAAACTATGAAACAGATGCCAAACGAACCAATAAACGCCACAAGTGGAAAAACAAACAAGATAAGCGAAGTCGCAGATATTTTAAGTAAATTATCTAACAAACCAATTAAATATGATATAACTAAACCAACAGGACCAAGTAAAAAGTTTATGCCTAATAACTTACATTTAATTAACTATTTAACTATGATAGAACTAAATGAGGGGATAAAAGAGATATGGTAATAATTGGATGCCCTGTTCATAACGATTTAGAAGCGTTTAGGAATGCTATTTCTACTTTTATGAACTCTACCCAAGCAGATTATAAAATTGTGATTATAGAGAGCGAAAGCACAGATGGAACAAAAGAATACTGCGACGAGTTAGCCAAAAATCCAAAAATAGAAGTAATACACACAAAACGAGAAGGACCATTAAAGGCATATAATCAATTATTTCAAATAGCTAAAGAGAGAGGAGAGGATTTATTATTAATTCAAACAGATGTAACCTTTTTCAAATTATATAAAAGAGATTGGCTAAACGAAATGATAGAAATAGCAAAAGACGAACGAATAGGTGCGGTTGTTACAATTAACTACGGAGGAATAAGCGGACCAGATTATTTAGATGGATTTAAATGGATTGGTGGTTGGTGTTCTTACATAACAAATAGAGCAATACAGAAAGTCGGTGGCTTTGATGAGAATTACCCAAAAGGTTGGGGCGTAGATATAGATTTAACTTATGCGATTTTAAATGCAGGATTACATATATTTAAATTAGATTACTGGGTTGAACACCATATGTCAAACGAAAGACTACACGATACTCAAAACTTTGAAGAAAACGAGAAAGCTAAAAAGGAGGCTGGAAAATATTTCAGAAACAAATGGGGAATAAAGTAGCAGTTTTAATTAATACTAAAGACAGGCCAACAGAATTATGTTTATTACTACAAAGTCTTAGAACTCAAACTTATCAGGATTTTGATATATTTATTTTAGATGATTTTGGCGGAACACCTTTAAACTCTTATCATTTCTTTAATTCTTTATTAGTTAGAATAATGCTTGAAAACCATAAAGTATTTGTTAAAAGAACTGATTTTTGTTTAGGCGTAAGTAGAGCCAGACAAGAGATTGTAGATTGGGCGAAAGACTATGATTATTATATTCGAGTTGATGATGACTGCATTTTAGAACCAGATTATATAGAACAGCTTTTTGAAGTAATTAAAGAAGGTTATGATATTGCGAGTGGAGTAACAATCCCATTTGGACCGACTTTCAAACGAAACCCAGTTCACTTAAACGGAATAGTCAATAGAGTAATACTAAACGAAGATGGTTCATATAAGTGCAACTTTGATGATTGTGGAATGCCTTATACTCAAAAACTAATTTTACCAGCTCATCATTTTCGTAGTTGTGCCTTAATTAAGAAAGAAGTACACGAAAAAGTAAAATATTATCCAACAAGATTGAGTATGAATGGATTTAGAGAAGAACAGATATTCAGTTACAAAGCGTTATTAAATGGCTTTAAAATCGGAGTAAATACATTCGCAGTAAATCATCATTTAGCAACACCAAGCGGTGGAGAACGAAATACTATGAATATGGTTCCATTTAATCAAAAGATTTTAGAAGAATTCACAATAGAAAATAAAGATAAGCTCAAAGAGATATTCAAAGGGGAGGTAAGTGAATTAGAACTTAAAAAGGCTAATAACTTAATAATGAGGTGATAAACTTAATCGGGGATATAATAACACCAAACGGATACGGAAACCATACAAAAGGTTTAGCCAACGCTCTTGATAAAATAGAACCAATCAAATTAACAAGCCAAATAAATCCCGGTGCAGAGAAACTCTTAAACGATAGAGAGTTAGAAATGCTTAAACGAAAAGGCGGTGATATTAATTTAATAGTAACACACCCACTATTTTGGAGATTAAACTTAGGTAAAAGAAACTGGGCTTATTGTGTATGGGAAGGCGATAAAGTGCCGGATTATATGATAGAAGAAATGCTAAACCCTCAAATAGAGAAAATAATTGTACCAAGTAAGCATACCTATGATGCTGTTGCTAAATGTGTTATTATGGATAATAGTATATTATCAAAATTAATCATAGTGCCTCATGGAGTAGATTTAAATTTATTTTATCCAAAAGAAAAGCCAAGCAAAGTTACTTTCTTATGCAACAAAGGATGGAGAAATAATGAAGATAGGGGCGGAATACAATATGCAATTAAGGCATACTTTGAAGAGTTTACTGATAAAGACGATGTAGAATTAATTATTAAAGTAAATCCGGTTTATGGAGTTCCAGATATAACTAAATTAATAACCGAACTAACAGACAAAAAATCCGGAGTTCCTAAACTAACATTCAGTTTTGATTTAGTACCACAAAATAAGTTAGTAGAATTTTATAATAAAGGAAATGTATTTTTAAGCCCAACAAGAGCAGAAGCGTTTAATATTCCTTGTTTAGAAGCGATGGCTTGTGGATTACCAGTTTTAACAACTAATTTCGGCGGACAAACAGATTTTGTTAATGATGAGAATGGCTGGCTAATAGGTGGACAGATGACTGAGATAAAGCACGAATTAGAATATGAAGGAATTAGTTGGCTAACACCGAGTATTATAGAATTAAGGAAAGTAATGCGAGAAATATATTCAAACCCTCAATTAATCAAACAAAAGGGTTTAAAAGCAATTAAAACTGCCCAAGAATTTACATGGGATAACTCGGCTAAAAAAATATGTCAACTATTGTAATAGTAAGCGGATACTTTGACCCAATTCACTCAGGGCATATAGAATACTTTGAGAAAGCCAGTCAATTAGGCGATTTTATGATTGCTATTCTAAATAACGACCAACAAGCAAAACTAAAAAAAGGTTATTCTTTCATGAACGAACAAGAAAGATTAATCATTTTAAAGGAAATTAGATTAATAGATAATGTATATTTAAGCATAGACAATGATAAAAGCGTATGTAAAACATTAGAATACATAAGAAAATTATATCCAAAAAATAGATTATTCTTCGCAAAAGGTGGAGATAGACACAAAGGAGAAATACCCGAAGCTCAAACATGTAAAAAATTAAACATAGAAATAGTAGATGGATTAGGCAAAAAAATACAATCAAGCAGTGATTTAATCGGGAGGTATAAAACATTAGTTGGACAGACAAACAAAGCATAGAAGTAATTAACTATTTAAGAGATAAATTAAAGTCAGTAGTACTTATAGAAACTGGTACATTCAAAGGAATAAATGCCGAACTTCACGCAAAGACATTTAACTGGGTTTATACTTGCGAGATAGTTGAAGATTATTTCAATGAGAGTATTGAACGATTATATAAATATGGCAATATAACTTTAGCTAAACAACATAGCCCAGAGTTCTTGAAACGATTTAAGAATGTTAAAAATCCAATGTTTTACTTAGATGCACACTTCTATAATCCTAAACTACCAAAGAGCAAAAGGTTTGTAGTATTAGACGAACTAAAGAGTTTAAAAGGTAGAAAAGACGCAATAATAATTATACACGACTTTGATAATGGTTTGGGCCATTGTAGATATGATGGTATTAGGTTAGGTATGAATATTCTAAAAAATCCACTTAAAAAAGTCAATCCAAAATTCTATCTTTATACAAATAGATTAGAAAGCTGTGATATAATGAAGCCAGAAGAAACAAACGACCCAGTAATGCAAGATAATCTAAACTATGCGTGGTCAGAACCAAGATTAACTTATAGGGGCATACTTTATTGTTTACCTAAACGACTAAGTAAAAAAGAGTTGGAGGTTCTTGGATTAAGATGCGTGCAGTGATTACTGGTGGTTCACACGGAATTGGTTTAGCCATTAAGAAGCAATTAGAAAAACAAAAGATTAAAGTTACTGATTGGAGTTTAGAAACTGGCTGGGATTTAATGAATTTAGGGCATATTGTTTGTGCAGAAGATTGTATGAAAAATTATGATATTTTAATTAATAATGTAGGTGGAATGGGCACCTGTAAACCAGAAGACGCAAACGATTGTATGAAGAAAAACTATGGTATAACAATGAAACTAACCAGAGCATTTCTAAAAAAGAAAAGGAAGTTCGGTAGAGTAATCACTATAAGTAGCATATATGGAAAAGAGAAAGGGCCAAATCCTTACTTCACAGCATCTAAATCTGCACAAATAGCTTTTATGAAAAGTCTGGCTGGAAAGTATAAAGGAATAACATTTAATACGATTTGTCCTGGCTATATTAACACAAAAAAAGAGATTAAGAGATACGCAAATAAAGTAAATGCCCCAATAGGCAAACCAGAAGATGTGGCTAATTTAGTTAAGTATTTAATAAGTAATAAAGCTAATTTTATTGATGGAGCAGTAATAACTTGTGATGGCGGATACTCAAAAAGCTTCTGAATTAGAAGAAAGAATAACTCTTTTAATTCTTGATAATAAATGGAATTTTGATAGAAAAGAAAGAGATATGGCTTTAAAGAGAATAAACGAATTAGCCAGACAATATCATGAATTGACTGGAAGACATTACGACATATCAAAAACTATGCCAGATTACGATAGGAAGTATTAGTTAAGTAACTATTAAATTAATAAATAATAAACTTTATAAACCCTTTATACCTAATTAAATCATGCCAAAACAAATAAAGGAACTCAGAAACAGAAAATATAACAAGTCAATCACAATTCCATATAGACAAATAGAATTTATTGAGAAGTATAAAGATACTGGCTTCGATTTAAATGTTTTAATAATCGACTTAATAGATAACCAAATTAAACAAATAGACCCTTCTTACTTAGCACATGAATAAAAAAGAAATAATCAAATTAGAGAAAAACGGAATAGAGAAAAACCAAAAAGAAATAGCCCAACTTAAAAAAAATCTTGAATATAATATTGCCTTAATCACCAGACAGAAAGACCAGAGAGCGTTCGAAGATAAATGGAGAGAATTTTTAAGAAATCAAAAAGACGAAGAAGATAGTAAAGTATTAAAGATTATAGAAAGCGAAATCAAAATCAGAGAAGAAACAATTTCTAACTCTGAAAAACAATTAAATAAATATCCAATAGGAGTATAAAATGGGAAAAACAACTGCAATAATGTTAGCAGTTTTTCTTGGAATTTTTACCTGGATTTACACCTGGCGTAAGGATTACTGGAAATTCTGGACTGGATTGGCTATTGCATTACTTCTTAGCTGGACTTTCGTTGCACCGATTGGTGTATGGGTTTGGGCTATGATTGATGCGATTAGACGACCTGGTAAATTTTACAAACAATTTGAATAAGCAAAAAGGAGGTGATAATGGAAATAGTAAGACAAGCAACCGCAGAAGAGAAGAAAGATTATGAGGATATATTCTACAAAGATAGAGATAGCCCTAAATCTAAATTCAATGAAGCACTATGTAAAGCTCAGCAAGACGCAATCAAGAAAGGATTACCTTTTGCAGAGAAAGCGTGCAGAGATGAATTTAATGATTACTGGAAAAACGCAGTAGATACAAACGTCAGAAAGAACGGCTATTTGATTGCTTCTGAAATTAAGCCATTTAGAACAGATTTTGCTAAGTTTAGCGACTTGAAGAACTTTGAAGTAATAAATGAAACCGAAATATCAGATGCAGATTTGTCAAAGAAAGCAGGTGGAATATCCGTAAGTGTCAAGAAAACAGACTATAAATTCAAAGGATATAACAACGTCTATTCAGTAATGGAGGACCCGAATACAGCAATACAAAGGGCAAAGAAAAATGTCAAATCTTAAAATAGAATATATCCCAATCAGTGAGGTTATACCCTACGATAATAATCCGAGAAAGAATGATGGGGCTGTTGATATTGTTATGAAGAGCATTTCTGAAAATGGTTTTAAAAATCCAATAATCTTAGATAAAAATAATGTAATTATCGCCGGACATACCCGTTTAAAGGCGGCATTAAAATTAGGTTTAATTGAAGTTCCAGTCATTTGGGCAGATGATTTAACGGACGAACAAGTCAAGGCATTTAGAATAATGGATAATAAATCTTCTGAATATGCCGAATGGGATTTAGATTTACTTAAAACAGAATTAGAAGAATTGAAGAATTTAAATGTAGATTTAGATTTAAGTGGTTTTTCAGAGGTAGAGTTAAATAAACTAATCCCGGAAGAAACAGAAGAACACTTTGAAGAACCAAAAGAAGCTAAGTATAAAATACAAAAAGGAGACATTTATCAGTTAGGCAACCATAGACTAATGTGTGGGGATTGTACTATTAAAGAGAATGTAGGCAAGTTAATGGATGGGCAAAAGGCAGATATGGTTTTTACTGACCCACCTTACTCAGTTTCAATAGGTAAAAAGAATAGAGATTTACAAAGTGTGGGTATTGCGGTCCGCAATACCGATGATTTATCTGGAGATGATTTAGATGTAGAAGAAATATCTGAAAAATTATGGAAACCCGCATTTTCTAATATGGCGAATTCATTAAAAGAAGGAAGTGGGTATTATGTAACCGCCCCCCAAGGGGGCGACCAGATGATGATGATGATGATGATGATGATGATGAGAGGTTCAATGCCGTGTAGACACGAATTAATATGGATTAAAAGTTCTCCAACATTTTCTCTGGGCAGATTGGATTATAGTTATCAACACGAACCAATACTTTATGGATGGATTGGTAAAAATAGAAGGTTTTATGGAATAAACGAAAGGTCAATATGGGAAATAGATAAGGCAAAAAAAAGTATAGAACACCCCACAATGAAACCCGTAGAACTAATGGTTAAAGCAATAAAAAATAGTTCAAAAGAAAATGAAATAGTCTTAGATATATTTGGAGGTTCAGGCAGTACCCTAATAGCTTGTGAACAAACAAATAGAAAATGTTATATGATGGAATTAGACGAGTTTTATTGTAGTGTAATAATAGAACGCTGGGAGAATTTAACTGGAAAAAAAGCGGTTAAATTATGACAGAAAATAAACAAAAACTTGAATGCCGTGAAGACTTTATGCGAGGAGTTACAATTAGTCGTATTGCCAAAGAACATAATTTATCAAAAGGAACAATCTGGATATGGGCTGATGAAGGTAACTGGGAAGAAGAAAGAGAAAAACTAATAGAAGAATTAAAAAGAAAAAGCGATATAAGTATAATAGAAGAAAAGGAAAGAAGTTTAAAATTGATTAGAGCAACAGAAGCAAAGTATGTTGAAGAACTAAAAACTTCAGAAGGAATGCCTAAAAGCTGTCCAGCATTCGCTCAGTTACAAAGAGTTAAATGGGAAATATTAATGCCAAAATCATCATATCAGTATAATTTTATCAAGAGTGAACAAACAAATAATGCCTACAAGATAGAGATAATTGCACCTAAGGAAGATATAAATAGCATACAAGCGAAATATGATAATGATACAGATATGCAGTCAGTGCAAACAGAAAAAGAAGAAATCTCACTTTGTTAAAGATAATAGCAGAAAAACGGGATATAGAAAAGTTTGTAAGAAATGTAGAAATAAATATTTATTCTATTGGAGAATTAAAAATATAGATTTAGTAAGATTAGCCTCAAAAAGATATCTTCTAAAAAATCCATTAAAAAGAAAATTATCAATTAAGAAACACTATGATAAAATAAAACATATCCCACAAAAAATAAAAATTAAAAATAAAATTTCAAGGAGATGGAGCAAAACTCCAAGAGGAAGACTTTTCAGGAGAATATCTGAAGAAAAGCGTAGAAAATATGTAAAAGAAAGTGATGATGGGACAATAAATTTTAATTCTATAACATGTCTTCTTGAAAAACAAGGATATAAATGTGCTATTAGTGGAAAAGACATATTAAAATCATTTCATATAGACCATATAATTCCTTTAAGTAAGGGCGGAAAACATACAATATCAAATATTCAATTAGTAGAACCAATAGAAAATCTAAGGAAAGGAGTTCAAATTGGAAAATAAAATTATCTGGGAACCCACGAGCAAACAGATGGAAGCATGGAGATGTTTAACTGATGACACCACAACAGAGATATTTTTTGGCGGGGCAGCGGGAGGAGGAAAATCTTTATTAGGTTGTTTTTGGGTATTATCTATGTGCCTAACTTATCCCGAAACAAGATGGTTAATTGGTAGGGCTGTACTAAAAACTCTAAAAGAAAGTACCCTTTTGACACTATTCGGAATTTTCAGTAAATATAACTTAAAAAAAGATATAGATTATAGATATAATTCTATGGAGGGGACAATAAAATTTAGCAATGGTTCTGAAATTTATTTAAAAGATTTATTTATGTATCCGTCAGACCCGGAATTTGATGAGTTGGGTTCAACTGAATTCACGGGGGCATTTATAGACGAGGGTTCGCAGATAACTCACAAGGCATATAATATACTTATGAGCAGAATAAGATATAAATTGAAAGAATATAACCTAAAGCCAAAACTATTAGTATGCTCAAATCCCACTAAGAATTTTCTTTATTCAGAATTTTATAAACCTTATACAACAAATACTTTACCTAATTATAGAAAGTTTATACCTGCTTTAGTTGGAGATAATCAATATATTTCAAAATATTACATAGAGAACTTGCATAAATTAGATAAAGTAAGCAAAGAGAGATTGCTTTATGGTAATTTTGAGTACGATGATGACCCAAGTAAATTGTTTGATTATGATAAGATATTAGATATATTTACAAATCCAATTCCAGTAACTAAATCGCCTTATTATATAACTTGTGATATTGCCCGTTTCGGAAGCGACAAAACAGTGTTAATTGTCTGGAATGGATTAAAAGTTTTAAAGATAATTAGTTACAATGGAAAAGACACCGAAGAAACGGCTAAACAAATCGTAGTACTTCAAGCTCAATATAACGTACCAAGAAGCAACGTAGTAATAGATGATGATGGAATTGGCGGTGGTGTAGTAGACCAATTAAAAGGCGTTAAAAGATTTATAAATAATTCAAAACAAATAGAAACCGGGAATACTCAATATAATTTCGCTAATCTGAAAAGTCAATGTTACTTTAAGTTGGCTGAATATATTAACGATGGTAAAATATCTATCCCAGACGCCTCTATTGAGGTTAAGAAGCTAATTATAGAGGACTTAGAACAAATCAAATGGAAAGACAAAGACAAAGACGGGAGAATACAGATAACCCCAAAAGAAGAGATAAAAGAACACTTAGGCAGAAGCCCAGACTTCGGAGATGCTCTAATGATGCGTATGTTTTATGAGCTAAGCTCAAAGTATAAGCCATATATAGCTATATAGTTTTAAAATCAAGTTATTTAAGCAATTAAACTATGTAACTTTATGCAAAAAGTCAAAGGTTACATAAGTACGAAAGGCACAGACTTAATTAAAGAATTCAAAAGCGAAGTAGTAGACCCATTAGTAAGATTTCCAAGAGAGTTAGGGGTAGAACACCCATTCAAATTTGAAGATTGTGAAAATGTTTATAAAAAAGTCGGAATAATCAACGGGGCAATAAATAAGATTACAGACAATATTATAACTGATTTTGCTGTAAAATGCAAAGATAAAAATGTTAAGGCTCTTGTAATGCAGTTCATTAAAGAGAATAATTTGCCAGTAGTTTTAAGAGAATGGGTGAGAGAAGGGCTAATTAAAGGAAACGGATTTATTGAAATAAGTAACGGCAAACTCAAAGTATCAAACGCAAATTATATGTTCGTAAAGAGAAACAAAAAAGGCGATGTGATTGGTTATGCTCAATTTATAGGGTATGATTATGCTTCTTTAACAAAAGGCAAAAGAGAACCTAACTATTTTCTGCCTAAACAAATTGCTCACTGGAAATGTAATGGTATAGCAGACGACGCTTATGGTTTAGGTTTGATTATGCCTAATGAAAGAGTAATCGAAAACATAGTCACAAACGAACAAGACAGAACCAAGTTGATAAGCAGAAAAGCTGGGGCACCACTCCACGTTCAAGTAGGACAGCCCGGTGAAAGTGTTAATACCGCAGATATAGACAGCTTCAAGACAAGTTTACAATATCTAACAAACAGAACAGAATGGGTTACAGATGCAAATGTAAATATGAAAGTAGTAGACTTCGGAGATTTAGGCAAGAGTTTAACAGAAACAATAACTTCAGAAATGTTAAGTTTAGTCGGCGGATTAGATATACCAGAAGTATTGCTTAATTCAGGACAACTAAACGAAGGTATAGCCAAAGTTCAAGTAGAGGGATTTCAAAGGAAAATTCAGGCATATCAAGACCAAATAGAGAACATTATTTTAAACCAGATTATTTATCCCTATCTTGAAGAACAAGGTAAAAAAGACGAAGTAGATTTTATATGGAATTTACCAAGCGAAGAAAAAATAAACGCAAGATTAGACAAAGTTACACTCTTATTGAATAATCCAATGCTAACAGAAAATATGAGAAGAATGTTACAATTAGAAGTTGCCAGACTACTTGACTTTGAAGAAGCTGAAAAATTCTTAATTCAACCGGAAGTCGGACTTGATGAAAAGAAGGAAAAAGAGAAAGAAGAAATGCGTAATGCTGTAATAAACGGAGAAACAGAGCCAAAGGAAGAAACAAATAAAGAAAAAGAAGATGAAAAAGACTTAAAGCAACCAGAAGTGCCAGGCGTAAAAAGAGAAGAAGCTCATATACACATAGAAGAAAACTTTTCAGAAATGAGTGTAAAGGAATTTATGGACTTAAAAGAAATACCAGGTTTTAATTATTCTGATTATCTAATCGCAATACTTAAACGATTAAAAATAGATAAGTTTGAGGATTTACTTGCTAAAAATGATGCAGAATTGTTAAATGGATTGTTAAGCGAAAGCGATATAAATAAATTAAAAATAATCCTGAAAGACGGATTTAAGAAAAATAAAAGCATGCGTGAAATTGAACAAAATATAAGAGATGGAATAACATTAAGAGATAGAATAACCTCAGACGGAAAGACAATCCCGGCAGGTGTAAGGCCAGAAATGATAAGTCGAACAGAAGTTATCAGAGTAAGTAATTCAGGTTTAATAGACTTATACAAACAAAATGGAATACAAAAAAAGAGATGGTTAGCAGCGATGTCAGATAGAACTTGCCCATATTGTAATGAATTAAATGGGCAGATAATCGGAATAAATGAAAGTTTCAATAGTAGTGTTGGCGATGTGACACAACCACCTTTGCATGTTAATTGTAGATGTACTACAATAGCAGAACTATGAAAATATACGAAAGACCCAAATGTGAAAAGTGCGAAGAAATGGCAATAGGATTAATGAGAGGTATTTGGCTATGTGGCAGGTGCATAGAAAAATTAACAATCAAACTAAATGAACAAAAAAGAAAAGAACTTTTGGAGTTAATCGAATAATGGGAGTTTATGTTCATCCATCTACAAGACAGAGAATACCTTTCAGCAAGAATTGTGGCGATATTGAATTTGATTTAAGCGGAGACGAAGCAGTAGTTACCGAAGACTTGCCTTTAATTGGTAATTGGAAAGATTGGACTGGCGAAGGTGGAGTTTCTACTAATACTCAAATGTTATTTGCTTCTCAGGAAAATACACTTCAAGGAGACGATGCAGACGTAGACGGAAAAGCCAAAGTTCCAAATCTGAATGTAAGGGGAATAAGATTACAAACACATAGACAAAGGGTGATAAAGCAATATGTTGGAAATCCCAGTAAATCTTAAATTAGAAGGCAACCAAGCACTATTCGTTACAGACTTAATAAACGGAAATCTAAACTCATTTATAATAGATACAGACAATAAAATAGAAGTAATAATACAAAGCGAGTTAGGTTATTTAATATTTCATCGTAAAGAAGTGTTCGGAAACCATTGTTTTTCAATAAGAAATAGAATAAGCACACCTGTAAATAAAGCCGAAGATATACTTACTTTTGATAAATTCTTAGTTAATGAAAAACTTAATTTAATCTTTATTGGACCAAAAGATACTCTAATTAACTCATTAATTAGAATAGAATAACTATATAGTTTTTTAATCAAATTTTAAATAGATTAATTATGTAAGTTTGTTATGCAAGAATTAGAATTAAAATACAATGTACCGATAAGTGAAAGTTTAGTAAGTAATCAAGATTTTTTAATTAAGGGTATAGCAATCAATGCAACTACAACCGCAAATAACCATAAATTTTTATCAGAAGAATTAGAATTGTCAGCCCCAACTTTGAAAGGAGTGCCACTTCTTGTGGACCACCGAAACGAAGTAAGTGCGATTAAAGGGAGAGTTGTTAATTCCTCTTTTGACAAGGTAAACCAGAATATCCCATTTGAAGCAAAAGTAATTGACAACGAAATTAAAGACATGATTAAGCAGGGATTAATCAACTCGGTTTCTATCGGGGCAAGCGTTTCGAGTGTAGATGAAGCAGATGATGGCACCCTTACACCCAGAGGAATTAAATTTAGAGAACTAAGTTTAGTTGCAGTTCCAGCAGATGAAAACGCAACATTTGGTTTTGTATTAAATCAAGCATATAACACAAGAAAAGCAGAAATATCACAATCATCACATGATGAAGAATTGAAAGGAGGTTTAAAAATGATGGAGGAAAAAGCCGAAAAAATTGAAGTTGTTGAAAACAAGCAGATGTCAGAAATGGCAGAAGCTATGAAAAACCTACAAGAAGAACTTAAAGCACTCAAAACCAAGATAAAGGAAGCAGAAGAAGAGGCAAAAGCAGAAGCAGAACAAGAAGCTAAGGCTGAACAAGAAGCTAAGGCAGAGGAAGAAGCAAAAGCAGAAGCAAAGGCTAAGGCAGAACTTATTGAGGCAAAAGAGGATGTTAAGGAAAGTAAGTATAACATCGTTCAAGGTTACGGCTCACTAAGAGGTATGTCCTTCTCATTAGTTAGATAATGGTTTATACACCAGGAGCAGCAACACACAACCCAGCAGGGGCAGTTGTTCTATTCGCTAATGAGGACCCGTGCATATTCACAGCAAGGTGTATCCAAACATGTTCAGGAGGGCAATTTGTCTTCTGTTCAGGAACACTCGGTAACACACTTGGCTCAGTAGTATCAGCATACGCAGTTTCAGACCTAAATGTTTGCCCATCTGTTGAAACAGAATGCAATGGAATAGCATTGTATAATGTAGCAAGTGGAACAAGTAATTATGTCGCAGTTGCAAGGAAAGGAGTTTTCCTTGTTAGAGCAGGAGGGCCTTGCTCAGGAGGATGTAGCGTATTCCATTCATCGGGCGGAGTAGCATCAGCAACAGCAGTTGGTTCTGTCAATATAATTGGTAGAAGTTTCAACGCTATTGATGAAGGGCTATATGGAGCCGTCGCACTAAATTGTTAAAATGGCATTCAGTAAAATAAGTGAATACATAAACACTGGCGATGGTACAGCAGGAACACTTTTAATTCCTAAGTTAATCATGCCAGAACTTATCGACGCAGTAGACAAAGCTCTATTGCCAAGAGAAATGGCAGCAATGGTTAAGACTGGATTTGAGGGTTCAAGCGTTTCAGTAAATCTTGTAACACCAAATAGTTTGGCTGTTAAACAGGTTGCAGAGGCAGCTGAAATTCCACTTGATAATGTTGATTTCTCTTCAGTAACATTCACACCTAAGAAGTATGGAGTTGCTTTGAAGATAACCAGAGAGATGATGGAAGATAGTCAGTTTGATATTTTGGCAGTCAACCTACGAACAGTAGGTAAAAGATTTGCTGAAAATGAAACTAACCTTATCTTAACAGCACTTGATGGTGCAACTACAGCTGTTACAGGCGGAGCAAGTATCACTATTGCAAATCTCAGTGCAGGAATACTTGGACTTCATAACAATGATTATGAGCCAACAGACCTAATTATAGGTATGGAGGTTTTGTCAGACTTACAGAACATAGACACTTTTGTAGAAGCAGACAAGGCAGGTAACACTGAATTGATGAGCAGAGGGTTCGTTGGAACTATCTTTGGAATGAGAGTAGCTAAATTCTCAACAAACGCAGCACCATCTTCTACTTATGCAAAATACGCATATATCTTTGACAGAAGTCAGGCATATGGTATTGCAATTAAGAGAGATATTACTGTGGAGAATTTTGTAACCCCGCTAAATGATATGCAGGGAGCAAGCGTAACCCAGAGAATAGATGTCCAATTGCTTAGAGCAGCAGCAGTAGCAAAGATTACAACATCTTAAAAACGAAGAGTTTTTTATTTTTATTTTTTTAAGGTTTAATAACACCGGAGCGGGTAAAAGAGGAGGCGACAAATCTTTGAACTCGTGCAAAGTTATTTCATAATCAAAAGGAGGAACAATGGCAGTAACAACAACAGGAAGTCTTGTAAAAGGAGCAGCAGACGGATTAGCCGAGCATCTAAAAAATGGCGGTAATTTCCCATCTGTTTATTATGTAGCTGGAAATCCAGACGGAGTTCTAACAGCTAATAACGGAAGTGATATAGCAGTAGACCCACTAAATGAGATGTATTACATGGCTGAATTTGCAGGAGGCAGTACTTGGTATTCATTAGGTTCAACAACTTAAATTTACTTTTGTCGTGTGTTTATACGATACCGACAAATAAAATACAAAGTTAAGTATAAGGAGGTAAAATGACATTTACAATAGCAGATATAGGTTTAAGAGATAGAGAGTGGGCTAAATTCCCATCAGTAGTTAGCGGTATAAGTTTAGGTTCAGCAGTATGCTCAGCAGTTCTATTATGTGGAATAATAAGCGGAACATCAACAATTATCCCTCTTAGATGTAATGCAGGTGGAGCATTATTCACTATTAGTGGAGTAGTATAATGACACTTAATTCAGTTGGTAGTATAGCAACTTTTATAGTCAATACTTTTCAAGTTTCTACTGGTATAAGTGGAAATATGATTGATTTAGTTGAAGCAAATAAACAATTCGTTTCTAATTATTGTGGTGTTTCAATTTCTTCTAATTCTATTCCAGACGCTTATCAAGGGGCAATTTTAGATTTTTCAAGGGCAGATGTAGTAGATTTAATTAATGCTCAGACAGGTGGAGAAAGTATTTCACTCGGAGAATTTTCTATGGATGATAAAGGCGAACTTCTAAGTGCATCAGAATATCGTATTTTAGGCGATTTAAAACTGAAAGCACTCGGCAGAAAAATTAATTTCGCTAAATCATTGTCATGACTAAAAGTAACCTAACAGCAGGATTTAACAAGATAGTAAGTCTAATAGGCAGACCCATCTTAATAACAACTTTTAATTATTCTATCGGTACAGGTTCGGTTTATGATGATGATGTTGTATTTACAGGTTCAAGTGTATTAGCCACAAGTGGGATTATATTTCCATTAGAGCCGAGCAGTTCACAAGATGGAGTTTTAATGGAACAAGGTAAATTAACCCCAAACGATTTAAAACTTTACATAACTGGCTCAATAACATTGGGTTCAATAGTTAAAATTGGGATAGGTAGTCCGGCTGAATTTACTTGTCAAATAATGCCGAACGGTACACTTTCTTATGAGGTTGAAAATTCAAAGATATATAAAAAAGTATATCTAAAAAGGAATTTAGGACCAATCATAGGATGAAAGTAGAAGTTAAAATTCTTAACATAGAAGAACTTAAAAAAGTAATGAAAGAAAAGCAAGATGCCCTAAAAGATGCCCTCCCAGAAGGCATTAGAGACGCTACAATCATGGTTCATGGGCAAGTTAAGGAAAGTATATCAAGAGGAACAAATGCACCCGTCACAGTCGATACAGGACGTTTTCTTAATTCAGTTGATTTTGATACAGCCGGAAACGATGGGGTTGTTTTCTCAGATTTGGATTATGCTAAGTTTCTTGAATTTGGGACAAGTAAAATGGAAGCCAGACCACATTTCAGAAATACGGCTTTTGTATTAGCAGATGGAATAAAGCAAATTCTAAAAAATGAAGTTAAAAATGCAGTAGAATAACTATATAGCAATTTAATCAAATTATATAAACGTAACATTCTTAAATAATTTATCCAAGCGAGGATAAAATGGTAGTATCAAGCGAGACATTCATAAAAGACGTAATAGGATTTATTAAGACAAGTTTAGTATCAAATGTAACAGACCCAATCGCATCAACAAGAGGTTCTTCTTCTAAATTCATTATGACAAGTTATCCACAACGACCAGTAGAATATCCTATTATAACAATTAAGGTAACAAATCAAACTGCAAACAGGGCGGGTATGCAAACAACCGCAATGGATGTTTCTGTAAATATTGAAGTAAGAGTTTGGGCAAGAAACCAAAAAGAAAAAGATGAAATAGCCAACGAAGTCTATAATGATTTAAAGGGTTTGCAATTTACCACAAGTACGGGGAGTATAGCAAATTATTTATATAATTTCACACTCATTAGTGCGACTGAAATAGACGAAACCGGAGAAGGTTCGCCAAAAAGCCGTATAATGACAATTAAATATAATTTTTATGACGTGTAAGGAGGTAAAATGACAAGATATATAGGTGATACAAATAAAGTAGTATTCCAATACGAAAGTGGAACATACGCAGTTTCAAGCGGTGCTGCCTCAACGGCTCAATGGATTGGGCAGGTTGAAGATAACAGCTTTGACGAAAACGAAAGTAAAATCGTTGGGCGTTTTATGGGTACAGCAACAAGAAGTTACGATACTATTGAACTCGGACCAACTGAATACACCGGAACATTAACATATGCTCCAAATGATATGAGGTTTGTCTTCTGGGCAATAGGAAGTATAAACGAAACAACTGGAACAGGCACAGCCAATATTCACTATGCTAATCAGATAAATCATGGTAATTGGTTAAGTCCGTTTATATCAGGGACTGGACAAATTAGTTGCCCTTCATCTTTCACGATTGAGGACAGCAAAACAGCACCGGGTACAAACAAGAATTTTGTAAGAACTATTAAAGGGTGCGTAGTCAATTCAGCAAGAGTTATTGCCTCACAAGGTGAGAAAGTTAAGTGTGAAGTTGATTATGTTGCTCAAAATGTAGTTTTGACTTCTGGAACAACACTATCAGTAACAACAAATACAAATACTCCATACTTATGGAACAATTGTACTTTAACCGCTTCTGGTAATGTAATTCAGACAGCAAAAGAAGTTACTTTGGAAATCAATAACAATATAGAAGGACCACATTATGTAAATGGTTCAAGAGTTATAGGAGTTCCAATACTGGGGAATAGAGATGTGACTTTGGATGTTACAATGGACTTAAACAGCAATGACGCTGGAGTATTGTACGATTTGTTCAAGAACAATGCAGTATTTAATACCACATTTGACCTTAATGGAGATAGAACAGCAGGTAGTTTACACACGATATTCTTTTTGAGTGGTTGTAAGATTAACTCAATGGAAAATCCAAGCACAGTCGAAGGACCAACCGAAAGTTCAATTAATATTATGGCTCAGAGTATAGTTGGAAGCGCTATTGATACAGTTAGCAAATATAATGCCTGGTGATTAGGCAGATTTTTTTTATTTATTTTTTTAATCACATAAGGAGGAAAAAGTGAAAACAATAATAACGGCGTTGGTAGG